GTTGCTAAATCGTTAACGCTTTCTTGTTCGTATTCGTCAACGTTTGGCGTCAATGTCGCGGTTGTTTCCGTGTTGTTATTAATCGGAATTATTAAATTTTTTCTTTTAATGCTCTTTTTAACGAATGACGCGCCGGAGTCCTCAATGATAAGTTCGTCTTGATTGTCGACGTTTATTTTTTCAGTTATTGCGGTAATCTCATTCGCTACGTTAACGTGAACCGCGTTCGCGTCCGACGTTGCCGGAATGTCGCCAATGGTTATTTTCTTTTTATTGTTCCCGTCCGCGACGTCCTCAATTAATAAAAAATCGTTTGTCGTTGGCGTTGCTTTTAAAGTAACTCCCGAAATTTCCGACGCAACATTGACGTGTACCGCGTTCGCATCCGCTCCGCTACCGCCCGAAATTGGTTCGTTTAACGCACCTTTGTAAACTTTTCCCATTTTTAGTATGTGTCTTGATTGTCAATTTGAACAAATTCCGCCGTGATCGTTCCCGCCGTTGCGCTTGTTCCGTCAATTGCAAATTTTACATAATCCGAAATGACCGAATCAACTTCAATAGTTAGTGAACCAGACGCGCCCGAAATTGGAATCGTTGTCAATCGATTTCCGTCTTTGTCAACAACTGGAAAGTCGTCGAAATTAACATCGTTCATCGATACGCTTAAAATTAAATTTGCCGTTCCACTTAATCCCGCCCAAATCAATTGGACCGAAAAAGAATAGTTCGACGAAAGTTTTTCCGTGACTGTTGGATTTGTCGTTATTGCAACGCCATTAAATAATTGAAACCTTTTATTCGCCATTTTCTTTTGTTTTTAAATCCAAAGCGTTTTCAACCGTTTTCAATAAGTGTTGAACAACTTCGCGTTTCTGGTCGATTTCAACCAATGATCCGTTGAATTGAACCCCTTTTAAAACTAATTCCGTTAATCCGTTGAATGCTTCGTCAATTGTTAAATTTTCCATTTGTTTATGATTGTTTTGGTTTGTGTGTCTAATTTACGAATATTATCGTTCTTTTTGTGTTTTCTTTTGAAATATAAAAACCAACCAACCCGAACAAGCGAAAAACGAAAAGTTCTTTGCCATCGCGGAATTGAATAAATTTTCATTAATTCCAAAAATATTTTGTCGGAACAATATCCACCGCGACCGGTTCTCCAATGGTAATCATGTACCAAACAAGGCGGAGAAAATTTGGTTGGCCAATAGTTCCAGGTTAACGAACAACCGTCGCAATCCTTAAACCAATCCCATTCCTCCGAATTAATCGCGTTTTGAATTAAAGTTTTGTAATCGTCCGGAACGTCATAAACGCCGAACGAATCCAAAATCCTTTTTTCTTCGCGTTGCTTATTCACTTTCTTCGACTAAAACAACGTTTTCAATTGTCCAACCGAATTGATCAGCAATTATTTTGCGTTGTAATTCTTTCCAAGTTAAAAATCCCCAAGTTGGAACTTCTTCAACTGGATAATTGAAATTGATAATTCTTTTATTTTCTTCTAAATCCCAAGCTTTGAAAAAAAACTTTCCGTCTAGATACTTTTCTTCCGAAAAATAAACTTTGTATTCGCATTTCAAAAGACCATCATTTTCTGCTCCGTTAGAATTAACGTCAACTTTAATAACTGGGTTTGTAATTGTTTCACCGAAATCACTTGTTAATGTTCCGCTTACTTTGTAATAAATTGAATTTGTACTTTCCATTTTATAAATTTTAATATTGTTTTTATGTTAATTGAACACTTACAATTGTTCCACCATTGTTGTATGCAAGAGATATAACCCCAGTAGATGTATTTTTATGTATTCCTAAATCTTTATCGTTTGGGAATGTAGCTGTATTAGGTACTGTATTTTGAGCTCTATACCCGTTAAACTGCATAGTTCCTGCTGGAGAAACTATTGCAAATTCATTACCAAAACTAGCTTTATTATCTACCACTAAATCATATCCAGCTATTGCAGTTGCGTTATTTCCTACTAAACTAGTTATTGCTCTAAGTTGTCCATTTGTTCTAATCCCCCCTTGAACCGATAAATCATAACCAGTAATTGGCTCAAGGTTTGAACCGATTGAAACTTTTCCCGTTTGAGTTATTTGAACTTTCCAAGTATTACCAGTTAACAAACCTAGACTTCCAGTGCCTATATTTGTATTTGAACTTCCAGCTACAACAAAATCAAAATCATTCGTTCCATTTGCAAGATTTAAACCTATTCCATTGTTAGAAGTTCCATTAAATTTTAACCCTCCAATACTGTTAATATTAGAGAATTGTAAAACATTGCTATCTTGATTAATAACACTATTACTTCCCAAATTTATATTCCCATTATCTAAGAAATCCCAAAGTTTTACGGGCGTTCCTTGTCCATCGTAAAGGCTTAATAAACTGCTTCCATTTGTTCCCGTTCCTTCAATTTCTACGATACCGCTTTTAAATCTTAAAGTATCTGTTAATGTTGCAACTCTACTAGCTCCTACTGTATCATCAGCAGTATAAATAGTGTTACCACCACCACCACTAGAGGGTAAATCTCCTATAGTTATTTTTTTCTTATTATTACTATCGGCAACATCCTCTATAATTAGTAAATCGCTAGATGTTGGTGTAGCTTTAGCCGTTATTCCACTAATCTCACTATGTACATTAACGTGTACGGCATCGGCATCAGTACCACTACCACCACCTATCTCACTCCATGCAGAGCCACTATAGGAAAATAATTTATCTAGTGTTTCATTGTAACATAAAGTGCTTTTTTGAGGTGTAATAATATTCCAAGTAGTACCATCGTACCTAACCCAATCACCTAAAGCAACCGCACCCCAACCAACGTTAACACTTGCACCACTAGATAGTACATAAATATCACCACTATTACTAGTTGGTGGTGCTACACTACCATCTACAAAGTTTAAAGCTGCTGGTAAAACTAACTCGTCAGTAGATTCTAAAACCCCTAACTCATTTCTCCAAGCTACATCACCATTATTAGCACCGCTAAACCATTTAGGATTATGTATATCACCCTCTGCACTTATGTTTTTATGTAAAATAGCCATATTAACTGTAGAATATTAATCCTTTCTTATTAACTTGTGGTACATCAGCACACTCATTAAATAAAGGAAATTTAGTACTATCATTGTCTTTTATCTCATCAACATAGCTTACCATATCTTTGCGCCAAAAATCGGCTTTATTCATGTAGAAATCTCTACTTTGTGAATATTCAAAACTCTTAGTTTGATCGGTAAACTCTGTGTCATTACTCATAGCACCTTGATTAGTTAGCTGAGTATGTACCTTTGAGTAACACTCATAAACTATATAATGTGCTAACATAGGTTTAATAAAGCTTTCTAGTAGTGTTGAGTTATCAGTAGTTAAAGTATTTCCCTCAATCTGAGTTAATATTTCATTGTAAAACTTTTTACCTAATACACTTCTTACATATTTACGCTGACTTGTAATTATGTAATTGTCGAAGTATGTTTGGTCAAAAGCTAAATCATCAACCGCTAAATTCTTAACCTCTGTTGAGGTCATTATATTAGTATTAAATGCCATCTTTATCCTCCTCTTTATCTTCCGTAGTTTCTATATTCCCTACAGAGTTTTGATTAATAAAATTCTCACCTCTTAAATCATCTTCCAAAGGTTTTAATCCTAACATCGATCTACCCTCGTTAATAGTTGTAACAGCGTTAATATCTAAACTACCTGAGTTACCTACTGGAGCTACATTTAAAATACTAATCTCTATGTTATTCCATTTAGTATCTCTTTTGATAATTCTATTAACAGCTCTTAATAAAGGCTCTTGATAATCAGGAATTACTACAGAGTTCATAAACTTGTCGTACTCATCTTTTACTTGTTGGTTACTTCCTAACTTTCCAGCTGTTTCTAGTCCAGCAATACCAGGAGTAATTCTATGAGCTACAATAATAGCCTTTTCTGATAGATTAGATAAAGTTAAAAACTCTCCCTCTCTTTCATTCTCTAGCTGTTGTATAACTGCTGCTTGTTCGGGTGAATCTAATAACTCAATTAATATTTTGTCATTTTTACCCTCACCTACATAAGTATCTTTAATTTTATTAACGTATTCCTGTGCGTTCATACCGTCAGGTACTTCACCAAACATCTGCATTAATACACTAGGAAAAAAACCGTTATCAAATTTATCAATATTGTATTTAGGTATTCTATATTCTATATCAATCCAATTTAAAGCACCTACATAATCAGGTAAACCATAGTAATTAAACTCAGGGTACTTTCTCATTATGTGTAATAAGTACTCACTTTTTTGACTTCCATCGTAAAAAGTAAGCTTACTATTAATTGGGTATTGACTAGTTGGAGCATTACTGTTTAAAATATCTCTCCAAAAGTTAGAAATGTATGCTCTTTTCTTATCCTTAGACTTTCGTACTGTTGTAGCATCCTCACAATATAAAGCGGTGTAATCACCTACTTTTTTAACATGAGGGTAACAGTTACCAGTAATTACAAAAGACTGCATAAGCTCTTTAAACACATCTCTAAGCGTATCTCCCTCGGGGTTAACCTCCATAAACCAATCTTGAAAGCCATTATCTAGCTCCTCAAAAGTTTTCTCCTCACCATCTACTTTAAAAAGAAACTCTTTACCTAGTGCAAAAGTTATCTTTTGGTTAATTATAGAACTATGAGTACTTGAACGTCTAGCCCTTTTAGCTAAATCATTTACATAGATATTATTGGAATCTTGAAAAAATGGAATCCAATTTTGTAATATATCCTGATTTGGTTCTTTCTCCTTATCAATGATAGGAGTAGTAACTGGATCAGCTTTAGGCTTAACAGTAGAACCTTTTATTTTATTTATCTTCTTTTGGCTCATCTATTACTACGTCTAAAATGTGTGCAAAACCGTTGTTATTAAGCTTTTTTAAATCTTTCTGAGTTGTATTAAGTGTTAAATTAATTACACCAATATTCTTACCCATGATTTTTTTACCTAAAAAGCTTTCTTTTATAGTAAATTTTTTCATATAGTTTAAATATAATAAAAATAAAGTTATTATTTAGAATCATTTTAAATAAGCGGTTAAATGTTTAGTTATGTATAAGCTACACCCCTCGTTACTCTCGTAACTATCCACTATAAGCCAAAGTTTTTATGAACCAAAAGAAACAGTACCGCCACTGTTAGTTACGATTGTTCCTACAAATTCTCTTACTATTTGAGCTTGTTTACCAGCAAAAGTTACTGTGTAACCATTTTGACCTTGTAACTCACCCTCTAATACTTCGTTAGCGATTGCATCAACTGATGCATCTTTACCCATAACCTCATCAAATCCTAAAACAAAAGCTTTATTATCTGCTGTTTCTTTGTTATAAGTTTCAAAGATTACTACTAAACCACAAGACTCAACATATTCGTTAATTCCAAAAGCTTTAGTCTTTTCCATTTTAGGACAAAACACCTCTAAAGTAGTTTCATATGCTATAGAACCGTTCTCTCTTGATCCTTCACTAGAATAAGATTTACCTTCTAATTCTCCTTCAATTTCGTAAAATTTATCATCTGTAGTAGATAAAGTAACCGCTGTGTAAGCGTATTCTCCAGCAACCGTAGAAGCTGTAAAGCTAGTTATATCATCTTTATTGATAACATAAACAGACTTTATACCACCTCGTCTATTCTCATCAGCACAAGCTAATAGAATATCTGTTGTAATTTCTGCCATTTTTATATAATATTATAAGTTAAAAAATACCCCCCACTAAGGAGGGGCTTTTATTTCTTAGAAGTAGAAAGAGATTAATTCTCCAAAAACAAACTGAGTACCCATTTTGTACTTAGCAATAATTTTTAGTAATTCATCATCATCATCATTACTTCTGAATTTTAATTGAGCAGATGGATCATTAACATCAGTACCTAATACTAGGTTATCGTTAACAGTATAAACCATCATGTTAGCACCAATATCAGCACCTAAACCACCTGAGTTAGGGTTAGCAGCATCAGCTAATTGAGTATCCCATCCAGTAATTTCTACAACTGGAATACCTCTAAAAGTCAAAGTTTGACCTTCTTTTAACATAGCTAATCCTAAAGCGTTTCCTGTTCCTAACTGCTCGAAAGTAGTCATTAAGTTATCAACGATTGTAGATGTAACTCTAAAAGATTTAGACGCATTTGGCATTTGTCTTAATACTTTAGTTTGGTTTTGGTATGCAGACTTCATAAGCTCATAAGCTCCATCAGCAACTAAAACACCGTTAGTATCTTCTACGTTAGCGATTGCAGTCATTTCAACATACTGACCTAATTGAGCTGAATCAGTTACAAAGTGCTGGATAAGTCCATCAAATTGGTTATAATCAGCAGATGCAGCAGATGATGCAGCAAACCATGCTAATCTTCCGTTGTCATCAGAAATACCCTCAGCAACTCTCTTTCTAGCGATTTCACCAACTACAGTAGGCAGTAAGTCATCAATAGCAGTACCAGCACCGTAAAACTCTTCAAAGATAGTACCATAAAATGCATCTCCACACTCCTCAAGGTTTACCTTTAATTTAGATACTTCTAAAGTTCTATCAGAAACATCAGTAACACCACCAGTAGCAGAAAAACCACAAGTAGAATAAGATCGTACAATCTTAGTTAAAGTTGAGTTAAGGTACATGTTAGCCTTAACTTTAATGTTTGGAATTACTCTAATTCCTGCTAAATCATCCGATCCCTCTTGTGGAGCGAATAAAATCTCTGTAAATTCCTTTCCGCTATACGTACTAGAAATTGATTGTGTAATAAAATTTGCCATTCTTTTTTAAATAATTTAGTTTCTAGTGCATTGATTTTAACACGTTGATGATAGCACTACCTAACTCATCTACGATAACTTCTTTCTTAATTTCCTCAGTAACATCAGCTTTAGCCTCTGATACATCTCTGCTAGCTTTAGCTTTCTCTACTTCTTTCTTAGCTAACTCAACCTCATCGGCTTTAGCTAAAACCTCAGCTTTCTCAGCTTCTAACTTTGCTTCTAGCTCTAACTTTTCAGCTTTAACTAGTTCTAACTCTTCTGATAATTCAGCTTTAATACTAGCCGATAATTCAGCTTTTAAAGCGTCAATATCAAGAGCATCTTTTGGCTCTGCAACCTCTTTAGATACTTCTTTAGCACCCTCATTAGAGATTAGAGCTTTTAACTTGTCTAAAATAGACTCATTTTTCTCTGACATATTCACGTTATTTAATTGATTTACATAATTGGATGGAGTGTTTTTATACCCCATTTTAGCTAAGTCTTTAGCACTTGCAAAAGCTGCTATTTTCTTACCTTCTTTAACTTCGCTAACAAAACCTAATTCCAAAGCCTCCTCTGAAAATATCCAAGTTTCATCACTCATCATATTTTGAACTCTTTCTAAATCTAAACCAGTCGCATTAGAATAAATCTTAGCAATCTTTAAATTTAAAGAGTCCATTAACTTAGCATCTTTCTCTAGTTCTTCCTGGTAATCTCTAATCTCGTCACTATTCATACCTTGCATACTAATTACAGGCATCCAAGCGTTATGTATCATTATTACACTGTTTTCTGTCATTGTTGGTAAAGTATCACCAGCAAGAGCTAAAACAGATGCAGCAGATGCAGCAACACCTACTATTTTAACATTTACATTTAGATTAGATGTTTTTAGATAGTCATAAATTGCAAAGGCTTCAAATACAGAACCACCACCGCTATTTATAGTTAACTCAATGTTTTTAGATCCATTGCTTTGTACCTCTTCTATGAAGTCTTTAGCATTAACTCCAAACGAGCCTATCTCCTCATCAATAGAGATTGAAAGATTATTAATAGAATTTTTTACGTTATACCATTTCATCTATGCAATGATTACAATAATCTGTTTAACATAATGTTTATATTATGGACAAAAAAAAGGGTAACCGTTAAGCTACCCCAATTAAACTACCTCCTTAAAATAGTTATCTATCTCTTATTATTCTTCTAATGTGATTTACTGATAAATCATACTTTACAGATAGGTTGTAATATATATCCATATTCTTAGCTAATGGAATATTATACATCTTATCAAAGTCATTAATTACCGCTATATCTCTAATAGCTGTTTCATTAATTAAACCCTTATCTAGTAGTATTGTTATTGCGTGTCTACTATCTAAAGCCTTATCTATTACAGAGTATAAAGTATGTGTTAATACATCCCCCAACTCCTTAACCTCTGACTCCAGTAACCTATCACTCTTTTTTTGCATTTTCCACATTTACCGTCAAATTTTGGATCAATATTATCTTTAAACATTTGGAATAAATAATCTAAGCTTATTGAGTCTGGGCGCATTTTACCTAGCACCTTTTTAATAGCTTCTTTTATATTATCTCTTTGTTCTTGTGTTATGTTGTTTAAATTTTCGTTTACGTCAAAGTCTACCATAATTCTTTAGGGCATTTTTCATCCTCCCATATTATTTTATCATTAATAGCACATTTACAAATACCGCATTGTGGTATATTCTTTTTTTTAAATATAAGTAAAAATGTAAAGTCTTTTCTGTATTTAGGACATGACTGACATATCTCTAATCTTTGTTGTTTTGATTTGCTATCTAGTATTTCACTACTGTAGTTTTTAGCCTTTCCGAATAGTTTAGTTAATAGCATAAAACAAATATAACCATTTATTAAATAAAATAGAGTATATTAGCAACACTTTTGCGAGTAGTATTGTTTAGTAGATAGGTTATAAGGAGGGTTTAAAACACCCTCCTTTTTTATTTACCCAAATGTAGCCTCACTTTGAAT